GGGGTTTCATCCTGATTTTGGTTGTTATGTGCGCTCCGTTATGGGCGCTATGAATGGCCCTATTGCTGGTCAATTAGCCGCGTTTTATGTGAAGTCAGCCCTTATTGAAGATGTCCGTGTTAACTACGTCTCTTCATGTACAGCAACAGTAGTGGGCGATGTGATTAATGTTGTCGCTACAGTTATCCCTATTTCTGGAAAACCCTTAGATTTATTACTGGTGGTATAAATGTTTCAGCTAAAAGACATGGTATCTATTAGCGCCGGTATGATAAACCGCGCTAAGGCAACGCAAACAAAAATAACCGATTTCAATGTGGGTTCGGTTGCTAGAACTATACTTGAATCATCAGCGATTGAGGTTGAACAGTTCTATCAGCGTATGTTTTATGGGATTCTTGAAGCGATCCCAACGGCCATTTATTTAGGCTTTGAGTTTGCACTGATACAGTCTACGGCTGCGCGTGGCTTAGTTACTATTAACTTTGGCGGGCCTGTCGTTGAAGCGTTTACTATTCCTGCCGGCACTATATTTGTTAATTCATCCAATAATATAACCTCACTTTCTGTTCAAGCTGTTCCCGTTTCTATCGGCCTATTAACGATCAATGTGTTAGTTGAATGCTCTCAGGTAGGTTCGGTCGGTAATGCGGCTTATGGCGATATAAATGCGACTAAAAACTATGATTTTCCTATAGGTTCTATTGTTATTGGTAACGCCATTACCTCCGGTAGCGATGGTGAAACTGAGACTGAAAGAAAAGCCAGGTTCTCGCAATTTATTACAACCTTAGCCAGGGGCACAAATGGTGCGGTTGAATATGGTGCGCGTATGGCGCAAGTGTTCGATGCTAACGGCATTCTTGTTGATTATGTCAGTCGTGCCGGCTTCTTAGAAGTGCCAGGTACGATGGATGTTTTTATCTATGGCGCTAATGGGCTAGCGTCTACTGATCTAGTTGTCGATGCTCAGAAGTTAGTAGATGGCTATTGGGATGAGATTAATCAAACCTTTGTGGCTGGTTATCGGCCTGTAGGTATTCGTGTGCGTGTTTTTTCCATGCAAGAGCAATCGATTGATGCCATTTTTACTGTTGAGATGTTTGCTGGTGTGGCGCTAGATAACACCGTAAAAAATAATATCTTAAACAGTCTGTCTTATCAGATAACGTCTGTAGAGCCTAGTTTTGTGCTGTTTGTTGAGAATCTTGATAATGCCGTGCTGAGTGTTGCAGGCGTAAAGGCTGTAAGAAATAACCTCTTAGAAAATATAACCTGCCCCTTCAATATCGCCCTAATTATGGGTAATCTGCAAGTGGTTGAAGGGGTAGCTTAATGTTAGCGACCCGCGAAAGGCTGATTGGCAACTTATACAGCGGCCTTGATCCAGCGCCTGATCAAGAAGCGGCCTTACGCTTAGGTAGTAATGGTGCGCTATCGTGGCTTATTGCTAATGGAAAGCTGACGATCACTGAGGATAATGGCTTAGTAACAGACTTTCCGCTAACAGGAACAATAGGCGATCTTGCTAAAGCGCTTGCAAAAACCACGATTGAAGTTAAGTATTTTAATGCTGATGTACAGCATCTTAGCGCGGGCACATTAATTGATGGCTCAGGCTTAGAATCTGAATCTAATGGCGACTTGCTGTCTATATTTACCTCAACGCTATGGGCGATCATGGATGCCTATGCCGTGGAGCTCGATGCGGCTGACAATAATATAGATGAAGCGATTGCTGATCTTTATATTAATAGCGCGACGGGTGAAATGCTGGACATTTGGGGCCAGTATTTTGCAGACCCCAGACAGATAGGTGAGGCGGATTCCGCTTACAGTCAGCGTATTATTGTTGACACCCTGCGCCCTAAGTCAAACAAATACGCGCTTATTAACGCCGCTAAAGCAATTTTTGGCTCTAAAATTGATATTTATGAGCCGTGGCAAGACTTATTTTTTCTCTCTGAATCCTCATTAGATAATCAACATACCTATGATGGTGATATGTGGTCGCCTTATGTCTTTAGGCCGCAACTTCGCGCACAACAAAACATCAACTGGAGTGGTGTTACTGCCTTATTTGAAAAGCTACGTCCTGCGGCTGTCTTTCAACTACCACCCGAATTTATACCCGATACGCGCGGCAACCAAGCCGGAATAAAGGGCCTTGGCATTGCTCAGACGGAGCATGTATTTTCTGGCGCTATCTATGCTGATAAGACAAATTTAGATGACTATAAGCTAGGCGATCCTATCGTTAATAACTATCGTATTTCTATTTACGATATATATGCGATGGGGCTTTATAAGTTACTACCCTTTAGCTGGGCTAATGCACAAAACCAAGTTGTTACTCCTTATAATTGGGCGGGCCCGTGGGATAGTAAGTTGTGGGAAAAGTCTGTCGCAGCAAATAATGGCTGGGATTCTAAGGTATGGAATCAATTATACCCAGGTATTCCTACACCTATTCCTGAAGCGCCTTTACAGTTAAATCAAAAAAGATTATTTGTCCGTGCCGATCTTGTACTGTCCGACATGGACGAAAAGCTAGGTGACTTGCGCTGTCGCACCACGATGAAGACAGTGACTAGCAAAAACACGCCGATGCTAGATGATTTTACCCTTTCAGATTTCGATAATGGCTGCAGGGAAGTCGCTGAAGAAGATGTTTATTGGCCTGATTATGTTATCGGTGCAGAAGCACCCAGACCATCGTTAGGACTTACTTACTGCGACAACAGGGCTCTATCTGCCAGTATCTCTAATAACAGGGCTCTATCTGCCAGTATCTATAATAATACAGTAAGTGAAGTGTGGTGTGTCGACGGCTGGGGCTATTATGGCGACAACACTTGGGCGACTATTGAAAACTCAGCAATTAAATCTAGCGTTAATGCATTGGTTAGACACTGGTCAGGATCATGGGATGGTAGCGCATGGATCTCTGCAATTAAGAGCGGTTTTTGTATCTCAAAATCGGTAGTGACAATAAGTTATTTAGAACTTAACCCAACGCCAGACACTGAGATTTATTTATGGTCTGGCTCATGGGATTCTAGGCTGTGGGCAAGTTATGCCTACAGCCGCATTTGCATAAAATCTACAACGGAGAGTCTCTAGTGGCTATTTTGACAACATCTGGACGTACAGCAATTGCAGAATCAATTGCCGCCCAGCCTATACATTTTGCTTGGGGTTCTGGTAGCCCAAGTTGGGATACTGCACATGTTGCTGAGAATGTTAATGCAGCGGGCTTGGTTAGTGAATTAGGTAGGCGTATAGCGACTAGCATTCAATATGTTAATCCTGATACAGCGGGCGACATTATTGTGCCTGTTTTTAATGATTCGCAGGGCAATAGCATTAGCAAGCAGTTTTCCTTATCGCTAACGCCTACGCCTAATTTGTATATGCGTTTTAATTTTGACTTTACAGACGCCTCTGCCGCCATTATTCGTGAGCTAGCTATTTTTGTTGGCACGGTCACTGATCCTAGCTTGCCTATCGGTCAAAAATACTTTGTTGCTGCTAACTTAGTCAGCCCAGGCACATTGCTCGCACTTGAAAATTTGCTTGAATCCATTCAACGATCACCGAACTCTCGACAGTCTTTTGAGTTTGTCTTAACTATTTAAAGGACAAAAAATGCCTACTATGCCCTATGGTTATTATGACCGCACCGATCCAGCCTTGCTGTATGAAAAAAGTTTATTTGTTGCTGGTGCAGGCCTGCAGTCATCAGAGTTAAATGAAATTCAAGAGTATGCCAGTACGCGCTTGCTTAATATTTCGAGTGCCATTTTTAAAGATGGTGACATTATTCGTGATGCACAATTAATTGTTAACGCTACGACAGGTGTAGTTAATGCAGAATCTGGCGCTATTTATGCCAGTGGCGCTGTTAGAGGCGTTGTGCCCCGTAACTTTGTTATCGATGTAAATACCACGATTGCCGTGGGCGTCTATCTTGTTAAGACAGTGATTACTGCGCTTCAAGATCCTAATTTACTTGATCCTGCTGCAGGAACTCGCAACTATCAGCAAGCCGGAGCATCGCGCTTAAAAGTTGAATTGGTCTGGGGCTTTGCAGGGGAGCGTGCAGATGCGCAATTTTATCCTATCTATACCGTTATAAATGGCCTTTTAAATGCCAAGGCTGCACCGCCTAACTTAGATAGCGTTACCCAAGCGATTGCTCTTTATGACAGAGATTCATCCGGCGGCTCTTATGTGGTTAGCGGCTTAATCTGTTCAAAATTAGCTGACATGAGTGATGGTAGACAGTCTTATTCGGTATCAGAAGGCAAGACTAGGGTTAGAGGCTATAGTGTTGAGTTTGCTACAGCAACACGCTTGTTAGTTGTCCCAGCGCCTGATTTTAGATTTATAGATTCAGAGCCACATGCTTCTACTGCGGTGGGAAGTCAGCGAGTTAATCTTGATCTTTATCCGGTCGCCAATGTTACCCAAGTGCGTATCACTGCGCAAAAAACAGCCACGCTAACTCACGGTGCTTTTTCAGGCGTATCTGATCAAATTATTGATTCATCAGTGCTATCCATATTATCCGTTGTGCAAGGCGATACTACCTATGTGCAAGGGACTGACTACAAGCTAACAGCGGGGAAAATTGACTGGTCATTAGCTGGTGCAGAAGTCGCTACAGGCTCTACTTATTCGGTCACTTATCAGTATATTACAGCTGTAACGCCTACTGCTATAGATTCAACAGGCTTTACAATTGCCAATGCGGTCATTGGCTCATTGATCTTAGTTAGTTATAACCAAGCATTACTGCGCCTTGATCGTATTTGTGTCACAGATCAAGGCGTGATTACTTATATTAAAGGTGTTTCTGCAAATTGGAATCCAAGCTTGCCTACTTTGCCTGATGGCACCTTGCCTTTAGCTGTTGTTACTCAAACGTGGGATAGTACTAGAAGCGTTGTTGGTGACGGTATTCGGGTTGTGCCTATGCAGGATCTGGCCGGTATTAATGGCAGATTAGATTACATATTAGGCTTGGTTGCACAGCAGCAGCTAGTTTCAGACATCCACACTAGAGAATCTGGCGCTAAAAAGGGCTTATTTACCGACCCCTTTCTGGATGATTCACAGCGAGATCAAGGTATTGCTCAAACAGCAGCTATTTATAATGGTGTATTGACGCTGTCAGTATTAGCGACAGTAGACAAAGCAGATAGTCGCGGTGCAGACTCCGTTTCATTTTTGCCTATTACCGAAGCGTCATCAGTACAGCAATTAGCTAAAACTAGCGCCACGTTGATTAACCCTTATTTGGCCTTTAGCCCACTCCCTGCTTTGGTTGTCTTGTTGCCTTCTATTGATCGCTGGTCAGATGTGCAAACAGCATGGTCTAGCGCTATAACCCAAGCCATTACAACCGCCACGACTAACTATGTAGCCGCTAGTAATTTATTAGCTCTACAGTCATTAGTCATTAGTGATTTGCGTCAGATTAATATTGAGTTTGTCTTGACGGGATTTAACCCTAATGAGCAGCTTGTTAATATCACTTTTGACAGCATCGATGTCACTCCGCTATTACCCTAGGATATAAATATGAACTTACAAGCAAATAGTGTGGGCACGGTAGCGGGCCAGTTTACTATCCCATCTGGCATACCGTCAGGCATTAAAAAAATTACTTTTACAGGTAGTAGCGGTAGCTATGGCGAGGCCTCTTTTATCGGTCAGGGCTCTGGTGTTATAGAGACTCAGCACGTTATTACGACCGCTACACACTCGTTTAGCGCAGGGAATCATACTAACCCATTGGCTCAAACACTAACGATTGACAATACCCAGCAAATTAAAGGCATTGATCTTTGGTTTACAGCTAAATCAACGTCCGCTGTTGAGTTGCAACTGCGTGAAACCAGCGGTGGATTGCCCGCGCAAGCTATTTTAGCAAGTGTAAGGCTTGATCCTTCAGCTATTAATATAGGTGGTATTTCTACGCGCTTTAACTTTGCTTCGCCTTGTTTGCTAGTCTCAGGGACTGAGTATGCAATGGTTATTTTGTGCAATGACGCTATTACTTCTGTTTCTATTGCTGAGCTGGGCAAGTTGGACCCAACCACTGGGCAATGGGTCACTTCACAGCCTTATCAAGTGGGTGTTCTGCTGGCTTCATCCGATGGGACTACCTGGACAGCAAGTCAAGATAAAGACTTAGCTTTTAGATTAATCCGTGCAAATTATTCAGCGGCGACTCAAGCAATAGCGCTGGGTAGCGTTAATGTCATGGGTGCTACTGATCTAATGGTTAAGGCGACTATCGAAAACCCATCTAGTAATACCGGTTGCGAGTTTTTATTAACCCTTCCTGACGCAAGTACGCAACTGGTATCGGTTGATCAGCCTGTGCGTTTAAATACGCCAATAACGGGCGCTATTTCTATTGCAGCGGTACTAAAAGGCAATATCACTGAATCACCTGTTTTACATCGTGATGTACAGTTGATTCATGGGGCAGTTGCCAATACTTGCAACTATGTGTCTAGGGCTATAGCAGGAGGGGTGGCAGTTATTACTACCGTTATTGTAGATGCCCTGCTGCCGGGTGATTCTTCGCTTAATGTGCAAGCTAAGGGCGTTGACGGTATAGATACTTGGTTAACTTTAAATTCAACAACATCCACGCAATTAGGCGATGGCTGGGTAGAGATTACTTATGCCTCTACAGCAATGACTGAAACCATGATACATGCACAGCTTATCTTAACAGGCTCATCGCAATATCGGCCTTGTATTAAAAATTTACGCATGCTGGTCATGTAATTAGACATTAGCACTTAGGTCGTGACGTAATAATTTCGGCATTGACTAAATTGACACTTGGAGTTTTCTCTATGATTGATAACCGCACGCCCAACCTTAGCTTACAGCTGCCTAATCCGGCAAACTCATTAGACGTTGATGTGCTCCGCATTATCGCTGCTCTCAATGCAATTGATACAGCGGTGGCTACTAAAGTCACTACTGAGCAAGTAACGGCTGCTATTTCTGCCATTTTGGGAGCTGCCCCATCAGCACTTAACACTATCGCTGAAATTGCCGCTCAGCTGGCTACTGATGAAAGTGCCGCTGCTGCTTTAGTAGCGGCTGTCTCTGCTAAACAAGCGGCCTTAGTCAGCGCTATTAATATAAAAACTATTAATGGCCAGTCGCTATTGGGCAGTGGTGATATTGCTCTAACAGTCGATGGTGTCACGATCAGTGGCGGCACTTACTAGCCACGTAGTTAAAATTTACAAATAACATTTAACCTAAAGGAAGCTCAAATGCCCGGAACTATTATTTTAAAAAACTCAAACACCCCAGCATCGGTACCTACGGCTGCTGTCTTGCAAGTCGGTGAAGTTGCTGTTAATACGGCTGATGGCTTGCTTTACACTAAGCATACTGACAGCTCTATTAAAACTATCGGCGTAGTTGAGACAGGTGGCTCTATCAAAACTAAATTGGGTATCATTACTCTTTCTGGCATTAACACAGGCGATCAAACAACCATCACGGGTAACGCCGGCACTGCTACTAAATTGGCTGCTGCGGTTAATATTAACGGTGTAGCCTTTGATGGCTCTGCTGCCATTACCATTGCTACATCCGCCATGTCAGTAAAAGGTTTATTCAGAAAAGATGCGCCATCAGCAGTAGCTTTTACAGCAACAGGGGCATTTACTGTATCTGCTGCAACTAATATCTATGCTGAAGTTAATGGTTCAGTAATAACTTTTGCATCAGGTCTTGCTGTAGTTATGCCTGCGGCTGTCGTCGGAACAGATTATGCAATCTGGGCTGAAACAGCGGGTACATTAACCTGTACTAATAACCATGTGACGCCGCCTACGGCAAATGCTCGTAAGATTGGCGGATTTCATTATGCACCAGGCGGCAATGCTGCTGCTCAAGCGGGCGGAAACTCGACTCCAGCAATCAATGCCTATTCACTATGGGATTTGAAATTTAGACCGGCGTGTAATGATCCGCGCGGCATGACCTTGATTGCGGGTAATTTCTGGTCTGATATTTACCTGTTAAATACCGATGCAGATGTTAATGGCACATCTAAATATAACGTCACAATAGCCGATGGCGCTAGTCCTCCAAAAGTACCGACTAAGTTTGGCGGCAATGGCACAACAGCTTATACAACACTGACTTGGTGGGAAGCCAATGAGGTCTTAGCGGCTAACGGTAAGCGTTCTGCCAGCTATCAAGAACTTGCGGCTTTAGCTTATGGCACAACAGAAGCCAGCGCTATTGGTACAGATCAGAATGTAACCATCTTAAACGCGGCTTATACG